GGTGCTCGCACCATGCGGTGAGGTGGGCCATGAAGCCGCCGTAGGCGTGTGCCGCATCGACCCCGGCGTGGCGGCGCACCTCCTCGAAGTACACGGCGTCGATGCCGTCGCAGGACTGCTTGATCTCGGTGAGCCAGCGTTTGAATCGCAGGTAGCGCATGCCGCCACCCTCGAAGCGTTGCGGCTTGAAGGATTCCGATCCGCTGGTCACTGCGCAATCGCGGTCGCGCAGTGCCCAGCCTGTCTGGGTGCCGAGATCCAGTGCCAGGATCGAGGACACGGATGGCCGCCAATGATCTGATCCAGAGTGGCCGGCAAGCCCCCTACGTAGGGTGAAGGGACCCTCTGGTCCCTCTCCTACGTAGTAGGAGGGGGAGTTTTCGCCAACTGAAGAACGGGAGAAAGTCCAGCAACGGCGCGGGTTTGCGCTAGTTGGCAAGTTGGCAGCGATGCCAACTGCCAACTGCGGGTCATTCCCTGCAATGCCTTGATCTGACAGGGCTTCCAGTTGGCAGGGGTTTGCCAACTGCGGGTAGTTGGCAAGGACATGAGTGCAGTTGGCAACGGCGCTGCCAACTGCCGATTGGGCGATTTTCATGGGGCCTCCGGATCGTTCAGTTCGTCGTGATAGACCCACACGTCCGGGTTCTCGACGGGCATCGAGGCGCCGGAATGCGGGCACTTGTAGTGGGTTGGGAGGACCGTTTGCTCGCGCATCGGCAACTCGCCGGTGGCCGTGTCGACTTCGCCCGCTGGCATACGCAGCACCATGCCTTCGACGCAGAGATAGCCGAACTTGGTGCGACCGCTGGACGGCAGACCGTAGTCCGCAGCGTTGCGGAAGTACTTGATGTAGCCCTGCGTCGAGAGCGCGGAGACACGTTCGCGGATGGTGCGCTCGCCGCCCAGACCGGCTTTGCCCTCGAAGGACTCCGCAAACTGGTTGGCGGTGTAGCAGCGCCCGTTGCCGGCCTCCTCGAACAAGATCTGGAGGATCGCGTCGCGCTTGCGACGGCGCTCGGCATCCAAGCGCTCGCCGTAGTCCTTCATCACCAACCGCTCGTTGGCATCGACCTCGCGCCACTCGCCGTTGATCTTGTCGACATGCCGTTGCGGGATACCAGCGCCGTTGCGCAGCTCGTAGATCAGCTGGCGGGTCGTTCTGGTCTCGTCGGGCCTGAACAACAACATCCCGGTCGAGTAGTAGCCGCGCAGACTTCCCGCGCCGGCCAGTGCCTGGAACGGGTCCTCCTCGAATTGCTTCTTGCCGAGCTTCTTGGTGTGGTGGGCGAGAATGACGCCGGCGTCCGGATTCACTGCCTGGCGAATGCGCTCCACCCGCTGGGACAGGAAGAACAGCATGGCGCCGTTGTCGTTCTCGCCACCGGCATCACCACCGTCGAATACATTGCGGATGGGGTCGATGGCGATGATGTCGGGAGGCTCGCCGCCAAAGGCGTTCGCAATTGCTGGAATCACCTGCGCCAGCCCTGCGTCATCGAGCACCAGCCGCAACTGCGGTGTGGCGACGAAGTTGGCGCGGGCATCCAAAAGCCGGTGTGATGGCAGGCGGACATCCTTCACGCGCTCGCGCAGGTAGTGGTACTGAACCTCGGCCTGCAGGTAGAACACCCGCAGCGGACGGGGTGGCTGCATACCCAGGAACGCGGCGCCAGCCGCCATGTGAGCCAGCCACGACAACAGAAAGTCACTCTTGCCGACTTTCGGTGCACCGCCGAATACCAACATGCCTGCCGGTGTCAGCACGCGTGGAGCGATCAGATCCGGTGGCAACGGTGAGTTGTCGTCGAGCAGTTCGCCGAGCGTGAAGGTGGGCAGAGAGGCAGCCGCCGCCTTGACCACGCGACGTTCGCCCTTGGCGATGAACGCCGCGCAGTCGAACCCTTCGTCGACAGCGTCTGCGGCGTCCCACTTGGGTGGCTTGTCGGTTGGCGGCACCAGGATGGCCACTGATGTGCTGCCTGCAGCCACGCAAGCACGCGCTGCGCTCTCGGCGTAGTCCCAGCCGGGTGCATCCCGGTCCGGCCAGATGACCACGGATTTCCCGGCCAATGGACCCCAGTCGGTTTTGTCGACTGGTGCCTTGGCGCCGTTCATCGCGGTGGTGGCGGCGATGCCGGAAGTGATCAACGCAGCCGCACACTTTTCACCTTCGACCAGGACGACCTCTCGCGCTTTCGCGATGGCCGGTTGGTTGTAGAGCGGCCTGGGGTCGGGGGCGCGCCACATGCGAGCGCGGACATCCCAGGGGCGGTACTCTTTGCCTGTCGGCGGGTCATACCGGTAGACGCAGGCGATCAGCTCGCCATCGGGAGTCAGGTAATCCCATTTGCCGGTGTAGGCGCCGAGATCGTCCATCGGCATGCTGCGAACATCACGGAGTATCGGCGTGCCGACCGGGGCCGCAATGCCGAGCCATTGCCGGATCTCTCCAGCGATGCGTGGGAAGTCGCTGCGGGCGGAGCGGCCCTGCGAGCGCGCCCACAGATCGATGATGTCGCCGCCCTCGTCGGTGGAGAAGTCTTTCCACAGGCCTCGCCGTGGTCCGTCCAGCTCAACCACCAGACTCTTGCCCGGGTTGCCATCGACATCACCGACGTAGAACTTGCCACCCCGGATGCGCCCCTGCGGAAACAGGTAGTGGAGGACGGCCTCAAGTCGATCGATCAAGCCAGCGCGCAAGGCATCGGTGTCGGAGGCCGGTTCGTCGCGCTGCTCGGGGGCGTCATTGAAATCGAGCCAGATGATGTTGTCGGCCATCATTTCGAACTCCAACAGCGGTCCTGCCAGGGGCAGAACTTGCACTCGACATGCGTTGGCGTGGTTGCATGGCGCGGCAGCAGTTCCTGGCTGTCCGATGCCGTGATGACTCGAACCGCGCGATCGGACATACGCTGCGCTAGGCCGCCATCGAACGGGACCAGCTCGAACCAGATCTCCTCGGAGTCCTTGTTGATAGCGGTAAATAACGCCGGGTTCGCGGATATGCCTGGGATGCTGGCTTCCATGTAGGCCTGATAGATGGCCATCTGCGCGGCATAGACCGGTTTGGATTTGCTGACGCCGTGCTTGACCGTATCCCGCCAGGACTTATCGTTCATGGTCTTGCACTCCCACAGGGCCGGATAGCTCATTCCTAGCTCTGCGGGGCCGCCGTTCAGGACGCCATCGACGTGCCCTTGAATACGGCCGCCTGCAACGGAAAAGCCGAACTGACCGCCGCTGGCCTTTTGGGTGTACAGATCGAGTCCGGCCATGCGCAGCCAACGAATGGCCAGATCTTCGAGAGCGTGTCCCACCTCGAAGATGCGCAACACGCGACCCGGGATGTCCCTGCCAGGATCGACAGGGGTTTGGAGATACTCGTATTGCAACGCGCGCTCGCAGGCGACGCCTAACCGAGACGCACCGAGGTAGTTGCGACGGGATTGGTTGTCACGGTCGGCGCTTAGTGCAGCGTCGATGAGCGCGCCGATCAGCTCATGGATCTTCGGGCGGTGATTGAAATCCAGCATCAGAACGGCACTCCCGTCGAGGCCGCCTTGCCTTGCCGGGCGAGCCGCTCCTCAAAAAAAGCGCGATCCTTTTCCGCCATCCGCTCGTGCTCGACGAGCATGTGCTCCTGGTAGGCGGTCACCACGACGTCGATCAGCATCAGAACTTCGTCTTTGCTGTAGTCCGCCAGCGGACGCTGCATGCCGATGGAGCCCACATACTCACCCAGCGGAGCCAGGCAGGACGCCATGGCGGCCAGCTCCATATCACTCGGGTCGATCATGTGACCTCCCGTCTTTTCCATGAGCCGTGAAAAGACGTTCTGGCAGCGCATGGAGCAGAACACCCAGCGGTCCGAGTAACGTCGTGGATCGCTGCGCGGCAGGCCTGGATTGAAGTAGCCGAAGCCCTTGGCCTTTCTTGAGCAGACTGCACATTTCACGCGGCCTCCCGGTGGGCATCGTTGGCAGCCACCACGAGGCGCTGAATCGACGACTTGTTGAACTGGAAGGAAAGTAGCGCCGAGGCCTGATAGCGCGTCATGCCAAAGTCGGCGCGCAGCGCCTGCGGCAGATACTGGAGTTGCTTCGCGGTCGGCGGCTCGTTCAGCCAACGACGGGTCTTGTGCGCGGAGTCAGCCGACTCGCGGTCGTTCAGCCA